AAAACCGATTAGTGTTATTGGTGGTGCAGCAATTGGCATGGATGTTAAAACCATGCGGCGTGGTTGGTATCAATACTCAGCCTTTTTGGATACACTTCAAAAGGGTACACAACATATGCGATTTGTATTTTCCAAGGCATCTTCTGATCCAACCAGTGTAGGTTACATTATGCGTGATGACATTGCACGTCGTAATGAGGCTACCATGGATATTCTGCACTCGTTTGCATTGGCAGAAGAAAGCCGTGGAAATTCTGGTCCTATGGCTTTGTACCTACAAGCTGAGGCACTAAATGATTTGTCTGAAAATCCTTTGCTTCGTTTTGGTGCTAATGCTATGTCTGCTCTGGATGGTTTTACCAGAGCTGTCATTGCAAATACTGAAGCACGTGGCAGAGTATGGGATAACTTTATTGAAGGAACTAAAGAGCTAAACGGCAAAACATATAAAGAAGCATCTGATGAAATTTATAGTCAGATGTTTGATAAAACGGGTATGATTACAGATTCAGCTGTAGATTATGCTAGCCGTGAAATTGCCTTGAATTTAGATACGCCTGCTGTTAAAGCTTGGGGTAGTTTTATTGAAGAAAATCCTTCAATTAAACCCTTCTTTATGTTTCCGCGTACTTCGGTAAACATGTTTAGTATTATGGACAAACATAGTCCATTGTATTCATTTACCAAAGATATTAATGAGCTTGCATTGGGTAAGGATAACTACACCCTAGATCAAATGAAAACCATTTTGGAAACTCGTGGTATTCCTTTTGATGAAAATGCAGAGCAAGCATTTAATACGCTGCGTGCTGAAGTTAGAGGCAGAAAAGCTATTGGTACAATTGCTGTAACCCTTGCTAGCGGTCTTTTCCTAAACGATCGTCTGCATGGAGATGGTCATTATGATAAAACTCGGCAACGAGTGCGTGATCAACTTGGCTGGAAAAAGCGTAGCATTAAAGGATTAGATGGCAAGTGGTATTCCTATGATGGTCTTGGTCCGATTTCTGATTGGATGGCTTTGACTGCTACTGTCATGGATAATATGGATACTATTGCAGGTAATGATTTAGAAGTTCTTCTCAATAAACTTGGTACAGTTATTGGAGCTTCTATTACTAGCAAATCTACTTTGGCTGGTGCAGAGCCTATGTTTGATGTGTTGTCTGGTAACGCAGCTGCTATCAATCGTTGGGCTTCTTCCTTTACTAATTCTTTGGTTCCTTTGGCAGGTGCTCGTAATGAGTTGGGGCGAATTATGTCTCCAGCATTACGTGAAACCAATGATGAAATGTTTGAATTGATTCGTAACCGAAATCGGTTTATGGATGCTTTCCAACTTCCTGGAAAACTTCCTCTTGCTTATGATTGGATTGATGGTAAACCAATTGGCGAACCAGATAGTATCTGGACTCGTCTATGGAATGCTACAATGCCAATGAAAGTAAGTGATGGTTTGTCTCCAGAACGTCAGTTTTTGGTTGATGTTCAATACGACGCACGTCCTACTTTCCAACGTAACAGCGAAGGTGTAGAGTATACACCAGCAGAACGTTCAGAACTCTTTAATTTGATGGGCCAACAAGGTTACTTTAAAGCTAAACTTAAAGAGATTATGAATAGTTATGATGCTAAAGAATGGAAAAAAGGCATTCAAGAGCAACAACGATTGGGTAGACCAATTGATCCAAATAACTGGGAAAACCTTTATTATCAAATAGATCTGGCATTGGCTGATGCTAAACGTTTAGCTGAAGGTTCATTGTCTAACCGTCGGGATATTGACATTCGTCAAGTAGCTGAAGCTGAAGAAGAACAAGCTCAAAGGCGAGGAGAATCTCTCCCCATTCTTAAAAACAAGTAATCCACCCATTCCCAACTACTTACTAGCGTAATGGCTGTAACTGAAAACTTTTACACAGGGAATGGTTCAACCACTTCCTATGCACTAACATTTGAATATCTTGAAGAAGACGACGTTAAGGTAACACTTGACGAAGTTGTTACAACTGCATATTCCTTTGCCAACGCTACAACGATCCTGTTCAACACTGCACCTGCAAATGGTGTAGCAATCAGGATCTATCGGGACACGGACGTAGATGATTTGAAGAGCACGTTTTTTGCGGGTTCTTCAATCCGTGCTCAGGATCTAAACAATAACTTCCTGCAGAATAACTTTGCTGTTCAGGAGATTAAAAATTATACCTGGGATAATGAAACTCAAACCATCCACAGTGATGAAGCTTGGGTCAGTTCTGATTCCCAGATCGCTACAACCGCTGCTATGGATGCGCGGTTCCAAGATGAAGCTGCTGAAACTATTCTCAGCTCTGAAGCTTGGATCAGCGATGATGATCACATTGCTACCACTGCTGCAATTGATGCTCGGTTCCAAGATGAGCTGAACGAGACGATTACTTCTACTGAAACTTGGGTATCAGACGATGATCACATTGCTACTACTCAAGCAATTGAAGATCGTATTGATGAAGTAATTACCAGTGACATTGGCACTGATGGTACCGGCATTACCATTACTAATGATGGTGACGGTACTATTACTCTTGGTTTAGGTGCTGGTCTGATTGACCTTGATCGTATCAAAGCATCTGATATTGTCACCAGTGCTGAAGTTTGGGCTAATGATGACGCGACGATTGCCACTACGGCAAAGATCGACGACATGATTGATGCTGCCATTACTGGTGACATTGCAACTGATGGTACTGGTATCACTGTTACCAACGATGGCGACGGTACTATTACTCTTGGTCTTGCATCAAACTCGATTGATTTTGATCGGATTAAAGATGCAGATATTATCACTTTATCCGAACAGAATGCTGGTTCTCCTGCTCCTGCAGATACCAACATTTTTACTGCTAGTGCTGCTGCCCGTCGTTTTGATACCCTTGTTCAAACTGCTACTCCTACAGGTTCTACCTGGGAAGTAGGTAAAACTTGGTTCCAGAATGATGCTGATAAGACTCTTTCTGTTTGGAACGGTACTGGGTGGATTGGCATTAGCTCTGGTGGTACATTTACCAGCCAAACCAAGGTTGTTTATGTTGATGCAGCTAATGGTGATAATGCTAACGATGGTCACCGTATTAGCCGTCCGAAGCAAACTATTAAAGCTGCTATTGAACAGATCAACGCTGAAGTTTCTACTTCAATCAGCAACGGTGGTTCCGGTTATGTGACTGGGACTTACACCAATGTTCCGTTGACTGGTGGTTCTGGGACTGGACTTCAAGCTAACATCACTGTTGTCGGAGGTGTTGTTACTGTTGCTACTGTTACCAGTGTGGTTACTCTTCAAGAGTATTCAATTGGTGATGTTCTGTCTGCAAGTAACACTAATCTTGGTGGTACTGGTTCTGGCTTCCAACTGACTGTTGGCGGTACGGGTGATGGACAAGTTGTTGTTGTTGCTCCTGGTGTCTATCAAGAAGTTGCACCAATTCAAATCAAACGCCGTGATGTTTCGGTGATTGGTCAAGCTCTTCGTAGTTGTGTGGTTCATCCTACTGCTGCAACTGAAACCAATAATTTGTTTGAAGTTAACAGCGGTTCTTACCTTGCTAACCTGACCTTTACTGGTCTTAAAGCATCTGGTACTCGTGGTGATGTGGGTTCTATTGACCCTGATGCTACGTTTGGTCTTCCTCCCAACCAAGGTTGGAACGTTGCATTCTACAATGATGCAACTATTATCAAATCTCCGTACATTCAAAATTGTACGAACTTCTCCGACAGTGAGATTGATAACAGCAACCTGAATGCTAACCGTCCTGCTGGTGGTTCTGCTGGTGATACTGACTCTGCACCGACTGGTGGTGGTATTATTGTTGATGGCGATGTTCCGTCCATTAACTCACCGCTTCGTTCTATTGTTTGTGACAGTTACACCCACGTTGGTCTTGATGGTCCTGCCATTCTTGTTACCAATAACGGTTATTGCCAAGCTACTAGCTCCTACGCCTTCTTCACTCACTACCACATCAAATGTCTGAATGGTGGTCAGGCTAACCTGGCTGCTTCGACTACTGACTTTGGTCGGTACTCCTTGATTGCTGATGGTCGTTCGGTTGATCCGGTCTTTACCGCGGACTTGAGCACCAGTGCAAGCAGTGGAGATATTACCTTTACCATTGGAGCACCTACTGCAGATCCGTCTTGGCATGGTACTGCTACTCGTCCTCAGTCCAACATGCTTGTTGAACTGAATGGTATTACCTACCCTGTGCTGTCGGCTGTTGCTAATGGTGCTGGATGGGATGTAACGATTAGTCGCCCTAATCCTGCTAATAAATCTAGCAACCTTGGTCTTAATGGCGCAGTCTCTACTCCGGCTACTGCTGAGTTCTTCCTTCGTTCCATGATCGCTTCTAGTGGTCACACGATGGAATATGTCGGATCTGGTACAAACTATTCTGCTCTTCCTGAGAATGGTGGTGTACCTGATGATACCGCACGAGTTGTTGAACTTAATGGTGGTAAGGTATGGACTGCCATTACTGATCATAACGGTAAATTTACTGTTGGTCCTCTTGAGATTGATCAACGTACTGGTGCAATTACAATTCAAGCTGGTGCAGCAGTTACAAACGTTGTAGATGACCCCAGTCCGCAGCTTGGTGGTGATCTTGATGCCAATGGTAATGATATTATTCTTGCAACAGGTACTGCTGCTGAACCTTCGTTGAGGTTTGATGCCGATGCTAATACTGGCATTTACTCCCCCGGCGCAGACCAAGTAGCCATCTCGACTAATGGCACTGGGCGGTTGTTTGTTGATGCAAGTGGAAACATTGGAATTGGCGGCTCCGTTGGGTTTGGCAGAATTACACATGGCATCCATGTAACTGGTGCTAGCACTGCAGAAGGTATCCGTCTTCAGACCTCCGATGGAAGCAGCGGAATCTTAGAAATTGCGGCAGAAAGTGGTGGAGCCGTATTAGATACAAGAGGTGGTGGTTACATTCGTTTTAACAGTGTAGCGACTGAGTGGGCGCGATTTGACTCCAGTGGCCGCCTAGGTCTGGGGACTAGTAGCCCTGGCGCAAAGTTACAAGTCAGCCAGAATACAGATGCTGGCACTGCCATCTCTGCTGTTTCCGCATCTGCTTCAACAAGTTTAACCACGGATTACGCCAC